TCCGTGTTGCAGTCGTGAACGCTGACGGTGCGCACGAGCCCGTGCGACGTCGACAGGGCAGCGGCGAGCTCAGGTGAGACAGGGCGCACGGTTACCAACCGCCCCACGATGCTGCGAGCTGCGTGCCGGGCTCTCGGAGCAGGTCGAGCCAGGTCGGTACGTCGACGAGCTGCCACGATGCCCACTCACCCGGCACAGCTTCCCAGGTCCACGGCAGCGGGTCGGGAGTCTCGACGATGAGCGGGGCGCCTACCACGGTGTAGGGCACCGAGACCCACGACAGCGAGCGGTCTGCGATGGGGCGGGCCCGGCTGAGGGTCTCGCAAAACAGCCACGCGTCGGTGACAGGGCAGCCGGGCGGCGTGCGCAGCAGCAGCGGCGAGCCGTCGTCGAATAGCTGCGCGATGAATGCGATCCCTGCGTCTGTCGTCGGGATGCTGAGGGTGCCGGTGACGATGCGCCGGGGCACATACGTCGCGATAGGGGCGCCGCCGTCGAGCGGCGCGTGCACGGTGCCCGACGTCTGCCACTCCCTCGGCGTGTCATTCTCGATGGTGACAGCGACAGCGAGCGGCAGCACGGGATGGCTCAGCACAGGCAGTCGGGAGTCGAGCTGCGTCGAGGCGGTCTCTGCGCCCGCTGCGTACAGGGCGGGCACGCCGAACGGGCACTCACGGTCTAGGAGTGTGTGATCACCTGCGCCGAGCCCTCTCATGCCGCGCACAAGCTCGGGCCCGTTGCCGGTGTCCCTCGTTACTGTCGTGCCCTCGGCGATACCGACGAGCTCGACGAGCACCGAGTAGGCAGCGGGCTGCGGCGTGACTGTGATCATCGAGGGACCTCGCTCAGCTCGGCTCGGATAGTGCCCGCCGCTGTGCCGCCCCGGCGCAGGGCCTGCTCCCACGCCGCCCAATCCCTCGACGCCGCAGCCCGGCGAGCATCCTCGATGTAGCGGGCTGTATCGCCGAGCGCCGCTGCCTGACGTTCGGCGGCGTCGGCTGACTGCCTCGCATACTCGGCGTTCTTCTGCGCGGGCGCGGTCTGGTCGCGGGTCGCTTGGTCGAGGGTCTGCGCCGCCGCGACAGTGAGCGCGACTGCCTCCCTATTCTGGCGCGTGTAGCCGAGCAGGTCCTCGCCCGCCTCGGTAGCGAGCAGCAGCGCGTCGAGGCTGCGCTGCGTCTCCGTCGCGACCTTGCCTTCGGTCTGCACCTGATCCTCGGCGGTGCGCTGCAGTCGCCGGTAAGCCTCCAAGTTAGCTAGGAGCTGCCTCTCGACTTTCGCCTGCGCCCCTACAGCTGCCTGCCCGGCGCCGCCGACTGCGAGCAGCGCGTCTCCTACCTGCACGCCCGAGTCACGAGCGAGCTCACCGAGGCGCGCTAGTGCCGCATTAGTGTCGTCGAGCCCGAGCAGCGATGCGATCTGCTCGGCCTGCTCGAACGCGCTCGACTGCCCTCGCAGGTAGGCGAGCGCCACTGACTGCCCGGTTTCCTCGGCCTTAGAGACGGCACCCGATAGGGACTGCTCGACGAGCGCTGCAATGCGGGCCTTCTGCTCGGCGGCGGCAGCGCTGACGCCGCGCACGATAGAGCCGACGAATAGGGCGCCGACGCCTACAGCTGCGCCGACAGGGCCCAGGGCGGGCAGCAGCCCGCCGACAGTGCCGAGCGCGAGGTCTGTCGCGCCTGCGATGCCTGTCGCCTGCGAGCTGATGCCCTCGCCGATGTTCTGCCCGAACTCGGCGCCTACCTCGGTGCCGAGCTCGCTCGCCCGGCTCTGCCCTTTAGCGGGCAGCGACGTATCGGCTGACTGCCGCACCTTGCCGAAACTCTGTTTAGCGTCGCGGGCGATCTGGTCGAATGAACGCTCCGAGCTGTTAGCGAGGTCTCTAAAGTCACGCTCTAGTTTCTGCGTCGCCTTGTCGCCGTCGCGAGCTACATCGTCGAGCGCGTCGCTGACGTCATCGAGCGCATCCTCGGCCTTACCTGCGCCGCGCAGAAAGTCTCGGACGTCAGCTAGAAAGGTGACGTTAATGCCACGCTTAGCCATTAGCTGATCCCGTCTGCAGCTCGACGGTACGCCCGGACGATAGAGGCGGTCCAAAATGCGACGACAGCGGGCGCAATGTCTGCGACCACGGGCCAAACGGCGTACCCACGGTCACGGCGTGGCGCCATCTGCCGGGCGGTGTGCCTGTCGGTGATCGTGAACCGGCGCCCCTTGGGGCTCGTCGACGTATAGGTGCGGGTGATCTGATCGACGCGTGAGCCTCGCTTACCTTTCACGCCGCCCCGCTCATACTGCCGCCCGATTTCGCCGGGATTAGCGCCGCCCGATAGCGGGCGGGTGCGCTGATACGCCCGAGCTGTCGGAGGGTTGCCCGCCTGAAAGGTGACGCCCGTAGCGAGCAGGTCGGGATACGGACCGAAGCGGGCACTAGCTGCAGCGAGGGTGCGCACGCCGTCGACCCACTCGGGGCGGAATGCAGCCGCCGTCTCGTCTCTCACGAGAGAGCGGGTGCGCCTATCGGCGACCTTAAACGCTAGGACAGACGCCGCGAGGCGCCGGTCTCCCTTCACTGACAGCACGACGCCCGAGCCGCCTAGGCCCAGGTAGTCGTCGAGCTCGTCACGGACAGGTTAAGCGGGTGACGCCCGAGAGTGTCAGGCGTGAACACCTGCTCATGCGATGAGACGACGCACTCACCCTCGACGGTGAGCACCGAGCCGACAGGCCCGCCGACGTTCTCTGTCCAAATAAAGGCGAGGGTTGCGTCGGCCTCTAGCGCGGTGATCAGGGCGCGGGTGATCCCTGTCGCGCTTGTGTCTTTGTAGACCTCGCCCGAGATAGAGCCGTTGCTCGGCGTGCCCGGCTCGGCGACCTTATCGCCGCAGGCGACAGGCACGAGCGTCGGCTCGCTTCGGCTCGGCCACGTAAGCGTGCCGTTGATCACCTGGCAGGCGAACTCTTCGCCGTCGAGGGTGAGAGAGAGCTCTGCATCTTTCTGAGTAGCCATGATCAGCCTCCGATAGTCGTCGAGTAGGTCGCAGAATAGGCAGGCAGCTCGCCCGTGCTGTGCGTGTACGTGCCGAGCGTTACGTCTGTGTCAGCTGCAGGTAGGACAGCCGCCAAGAATGCGGGCAGCGATTCCTCTAGCCATCCGAGAGACAGGGCGCCGCCCGGCGCTGCTGCCACTAGGTAGGCGGTGATCTCGCACCGATACCCGCAGAGGGTCTCCCTGACTATCGGCGAGACAGGCCCGACGACGACGCACGGCGGATTCACGGCGCCGGGGTCTGTCGTGACGGTGAATCCCTCGGCCTGCAGCTGCGCGACGAGCTCGCCCCGAGCTGCTGTGAACGGTGACGCCATGACTCAGCCGACCCTAGGACGGCGCCCGCGCAGCATCCGATAGACCCGGCTCATGGCCGACGAGTCGCCGACGCCGATAATGCCTCCCGCATCGTCGAAACCGGCGAAACCCTCGGGGCTGTTCCGAGACTGATACTGCAGGGCGGCGAATAGGACCGCGCCTTGATAAACGTGCGGGCCCTCTAGGGCGGTGCCGAGCGGCGGCGGCGTCGACTGCCACGGCAAATCGGAGCGGTGCAGCTCGACCCACGACTCCGCAGCATCCGTCGCTGCGACGAGCAGTGCGTCAGACGACGGCACAGGCACGCCCAGGTGCGCACCTACGTCGTCGACGTCGAGCCATGCCGCCACTCGGTCACCCTCCCTCTGGTCAGGCGCTGATCGTCAGCGACTGCACGGCGCCCGCAGCCAGGACAGCGAGAGCCGCCGAGCCGCCGATGCCGAGAGACACGCCGAGCACGGTCGGCTCGTCGGCTCGCATGTTCATGCGGTGCGCTTCGTAGCTCTCGACGAAGCTCGACGAGGCGAGCCGCATCGTGCCGGGTGCCAGAGCCCACGAGACGACGACAGACAGGCCCAGGACGTTCATCCCGAACGCTGTCACGCCTTCGCTCGTGCCCGCCGCATTCTGCGGGCCCAGGACAGGGAACAGCGGGCGCCCGGAGTCGTCAGCCCAACCTCCGATAGTCGCCCAGACGTCAGGCGAGACCACGAGGCGATCCGGCAGCTCGCCGACTGCGCTGTAGATCGTGGCAGCCGCGTCATAGAGCACCTCGGCGGCGTCGATCCCGTCTGCGGCGATAGGCACTGCCACGCCGCCCGCAGCGGTGATAGCGGCAGCTGCCACGGTCTCGGTGCCGCGAGCGTAGGCCCGAGCCAGGTCGGCGCCCACGGCGTCGAGCACAGCCGGGCTCGTGAACGCAATCGACTCGGCGGAGACGTTGCACGAGCGCTTGACGTACACGTAGTCCACGATGACGTCGGTGATCCCGAGCACATCGGTCGCATCGCTCTTCTCGGCAGCCGCAGCGGCGTCGAGGATCGGGTCGGTGATCACGGGGCGCCGGAACGACGAGCCCGAGTCGGGCCCGGTGAGGGGCCCGAACGCTGACAGGACCGGGCGAGCGTCAGCTCGGAGGCTGACGACGCCGCCGTAGATCGACTCAGGGATGAGACCCGGCACGGTGCCCGTCGTCGTGTGCCCTGCGGCCTGTAGGAGCGCCTGCACGGCGTCGAACGTCTGCGGGTCGCTGTGGCGCTTGATCGAGGCGTGCAGGTACTCGCCGAGCGACGGCATCCTGCTTGCCGCTGCGATACGGGGCGCCGCCGTCACCCGTGCAGCTTGTGTCTGAGCACCCATAGCGGCGCCCTCCCTTTCTGCGTTGCCCGAGGCGGCTGCCTCGGGAGTCTCTGCGTCGTCATCGGGCGCCTCGTCGGGCGCCTCGTCGGGCGCCTCGTCGTCTGCGCCGGTGTCGACTGTCACGGTGACCACGGTGCCATCGTCGAGCTCGACGTCGCCCGTGCCCGCTGCAGCTGCGACCTCGGCGACCCGGGCCGCATCGAAGGCGGGGCGGGTGACGAGCGCCAGGTGCAGGGCCTTCGCTGAGCTGATGACCATAGTGCCGCCGTCGAGCGTGTGCTCGATAGGCTCGACTCCGACGCTAAACCCGGTGAGCACATCGTCGGCGGCGAGCAGCAGCGCCTCGTCACCTGCAGCGGTCTCGGAGACCGAAGCTACGACGGTTTGCCCGGTCTCGTCGTCTGCGGCGTCGATCACCTTTCCGATAGGGCGGGTCTCGTCGTGATGCAGGACGACAGGCACGCCCGACAGGTCGACAGAGCCCGCCAAGAATCGGACACGCTCGCCCGACGAGACGACGGCATCGACGTCCCACGGCACTGCCTGCCCTCGGAGGCGCCTGCGCCCAAGGTCAGCGGCGACAGGCGGCAGCTCGGCGGTGAGTCTGATCACGGTGCGACCTCCACTAGCGGCGGGAGACCCTCGATGGCGCGGGCCTCGTCAACGGTGAGCACTCCCGCACCGAGCAGGACCGAGAGCGACTGCGCCCGAGTCGCGAGGTCGGTGCGTAGGAACGTGTCTAGGGAGTGAGAGACAGTCTGCCCGAGCGGCGTTACGTCAGCCATCGACAGGCGCCCGGCTACAGCGAATAGGTACGGCGCCAAGGTCAGGTTAGCCAGGGCCTGCCCTTGCTGCGTCACTGTGCTGTAAGTCATCGAGCCGCCGCTCTCAGCGTTGACGTACATCGGCGGCAGGTTGAGCAGCCGTGCGACGTCGACAGCGTTAGCGGCACGAGCCTCGACGAGCTGCAGGGCCTTCGGGTCGAGCGCTGTCGTCGCATAGTCGAGGGTCTGAGATAGGAAGGCGGTCGAGCGCTGCTCACGAGCGGCCTCCCACCCGTCGAGCAGCTCTAGAACCTCGTCACTCGTCAGCTCGGGCCCGCCCGTCTGCCGTAGGAATCCGCCCGGTACGTCGAGCATCGCGAACCGGCGCACAGCGTTCTCGACGAGCAGGCATGACGTCAGGATGCGGGCGCCGTCGCGCAGGGCGCCGGGCGCTGTCGGTGAGTCGAAGCGCAGCACGTTCTCGGCGATGTCGGCGCCGGTCTCGATAGTCAGCGTGCCGACCTGCAGCTGCTCGCCTTCCCAGGTGACGATAGGCCCGTCTACGTGGACATACTCGGCGGGCAGGTAGATACCGTGCCGTGGGAATCCATCGGCGAGCCGCTCGGTGACGTAGAGCCATGCGTAGGGATAGAGCACGAGGTCTGTAAACAGGCGGGTGAACGTGACAGAGCCGGGCTCGTCAGGGTCGGGCTGCTGTAGGAACAGCGGCGGGGCGAGCCGCTCTGAGCCTCGATGCACCTGCAGCGGAAAGGTGCCCGCCGTGCCTGCGATGGCGTGTACGCCCTGCCGGAATGCGGGCACCGAGAGAGCGGTCTCCCTGTTCACGACGACAGTCGAGCCGCCAGCTGTAGTCCATGACGAGCTGCGGGCCTGCCACTGCGGGCGGGTGACGGGCGCAGACGCGCCAAGGGGCGGCGGCACGGTATCCGCCGACACTAGGCGCAGCGCATTGCGTAGACCCATTGAGCTGCAGTGTAGCGCCTTCGTCACTGTGAGTAGTGGCCGGCGCGCCTGTTTCGTTACTGAGAGTGACGGCGCGCCGTCAGCTGCGGCGGGTCGCCCGGCTGACGATGCTCGGGCGGGTGCGCTGTTTCGCTGCGAGCCAGACAGCCCAGGTCCAAGCTCGGGCGGGTGCCAGGGATGAGCCGGACGGCGCACCGAGGGTCTGCCCTGTTCCGTTGTGCGGAACGCGTGCCGTCGCTGACAGCATCGAGCTCGACAGGCGCGGGTCGTCCGGGTGCGTCACCTGACCTCGCCCGAGCAGATCGGCGACGGTGCGCATCGCAGGGTCCATCTCCCGCTGCCCGACGAACGGGTGCCGGGTGACGAGGCGCCCGGCGTAGCTCGGCGTTACGAACGTGTCAGGGGCGCGCACCTTAGCGAGCAGCCGCTCGACGTCGCGAACGTCGGAGAGCTGCACGTACTCGGTGCGCACCATGCCTACATCGTCTTGCCCTGCGAGCACGACTGCGTGCGTCGACCCGTCGAGCCCTTGCTCGGCCACAGCTGCAGTCGGCTGCCAGGTGACGCCGGGAGGCTGCACGGCGCCCGCCCAGGTCGTCGGCGGAATCCACCCGGCTACAGCTACCTGCCACTGATTTAGATACTGAGACCGAAACACTCCCTCGGGGACGAGCTCGCGCTGCTGCGCAACGTAGTCAGCTCGGCGCCCGTCCCAATGCGGCGACGCCGCCCGCCATACGTCCGGGTCTGTCCACTCTGCCGCCTCCGGGGCGCTCCACTCGACGAGGCAAACGTCGCGCCCCGGCTGCGAGCTGCCGCTGCGTATGGCGTCGAGCCCGAGGTCTCGGTAGTGCCGCAGCAGCTGAGACGTATCGTCGCCCGCCGTGCTGAATAGCCACAGCTGCGGATCGGGCACCGAGCTCATGGCGGGCTGTATGCCCTGCGTCGCGACGTCGAGCCCGACGCACCACGCCTCGTCGATCAGCGCCCGGTCGACTGTGAAACCCATCCCGGCGTTGACCTTGCTCGCCTGCACCATGTAGCGCCCGACGTCGTGCGCCCGCTCGGGATGCCTTACGTCGGTGATCACCTCGGGCTGATCGGAGGTGCGCAGCACCTTCGCGCCTTGTTCGCCGCTCCATCGAGCTGCAGGGTGCCAGACCTCGCGGGCTGTCGTGAGCCGGTTAGCTACGTGCAGCGCTGTCAGCCCGTGCCAAGCCCAATACGTCGCGAGGGTGCGCAGGATGACTGACTTCCCGACCTGTCGAGGCGTCAGCACGACGACGACAGGGAAGGCCCACGTGAGCCGAGCCGGGTCTGCAGGGTCTGGCACCTGGCAGAGCGCCGTATCGAGCACGAGCTCTTGCCACGGGCGCAGCTGCAGGCCCATCCGATCAAGGGCAAACCTACCCACCCGCAGAGACTCGTCGAATACGGCGCCAGGAGGCGGCACCGAGGCGAAACGGGGCGAAATCCCGCCGAATCGCGCCGACGCGCCCGGGCCTCGGTCAGACGAGAGTGAAGGGCGGGGGGGGTA